AAGCAGAGCGACGAGCTGCTGCTCAAGCTCAACGACACCCGCGAGCTGTGGGACTCGTGGAACCCCAAGAAGGGCGACACCATTGCCATCGAGGACGGCGCGGCCAAGACGGGCAAAATGTTCGTCGAGAGCGTCGTCCCTGAGTCCGGCATCATCACCCTGCGGGCCTATTCCGTCCCGCAGTCTGCGAAGGATAAGCGGAGTAAATCGTGGGAAAAGGTCAAGTTCCTGCAACTGGCTCAAGAAATCGCCGGCCGCCACGGCCTGACGCTCGAGACCTACGGGATCACCGACCAGACCTACGACTACGTCGAGCAGAACAACCTCGCAGACTTCGCATTTTTTCAAAACCGCTGCACCCTCGAGGGCGCGGCGTTTCTGGTGTACGACGGCAAGCTGGTCGTCTACGACGAGGCATACATGGAAAGCCAGCAGCCCGTCGACACCATCACCATCACCCCGGCCAATGACTTCGAGTACCGCGACGAGGGCGCCAACGCCTACGGCTCGGCCGAAGCGGTCAACGGCGGCCTGACCGGCACCTTCGCAGCCCCGGGCGGCGGCGACAAGGTGCTGCGCCGGATCCTGCCCTTCCGCATGACCGACCAGAGCGAGGCCGACCGCTTCGCCAAGGGCCTCCTCCGAGACGTCAACAAAAACGCGACCGTCGGCACCCTCTGGACGGGCTCGCTGCTGCGAGACTACGCAGCGGGCTCGGTGGTCACGCTGGCGACCGAGGGCGTTAAGTCGTGGGACGGCACGGCCTTCATCAGCCGGATCCGGCACGACTACGTCAAGACGCGGAGCAAACTATACCTCCGCAAGCCACTGGAGGGATATTGATGAACAGCAACAACCAAATGATCCAGAAGGGCAAGATCTCCAGCGTGGAGGGAAAGGCCGACAGAAACGGAGACAAAACCACGGCCAGAGTGCTCCCAAGCACCGCCGACAGCATGGTCACACGGCCGCTGACGATCCCGTGGTATCTGCGCGGGGAGATGGGAAACCTGACCCCCGGAACAGAAGTCGCCTATGCTATGTTCGAGGACGGCACCGGCATCATCCTCTCCCGCATGGACGGAGAGTGGGACGGCATCGTCCCGGGCGACATCACCGTCAAGAAGGGCGCGCTCACGATGCAGGACAAGGGCATCAGCGTCCCGTCGGCAGACGTGACCGCCACGGGCATCAGCCTGACCGGCCACACCCACACCGACAGCATGGGAGGCGGCACTTCTGGCCCGAAGTAAGGAGGGATAGACATGGCCGTCATGGCATCATGGAACGGCAAGACGTGGGGCGTCTCCAGCCAGAGGATCGCCGCCCTGAATGGCGTCTCCTCCAGCGTCGAGCTCGACACGGAAAACAGCGACGACAAGGCCGGATCCCCGGCCACCAAGACCAAGGCGCTCAAGCTGCAAAGCATGAGCTTCGACTTCGATCTGGCGTCTGCCGTGGGCGGCGACGCCCGGGGAGAGTTCGAGTCGTGGACGTCGCTGGTCGGACAGTACGCCCCCTTCTATCTGGCCGGCCGGCGCTTCGGCCCGGCCAACCTTCAACTCACCGGCGTCAGCCTCTCAGACACCACACTCGACAACCTCGGCCGGATCCTGAAGGGAAAGATCACGATCAACCTGACGGAATACGCCGAGGAGGCCAGCAGCAAAAAGGCAAGCGCAGGCGGCTCGAGCAAGAGCTCGTCTGCGGCCGGCGTCTCGTCCTCCGGCGGCGTCGGTCGGCGTCTGAGCGCCGTCACCGTCGGAGCATCCAGCAGCGCCAAAGCTGCAAAGAAACCAAGCAACGCACAGCTCAAGTAAAGCGAGGTGATCCCATGAAAGCATCCGGCAACGGAGCGCCCGAGATCTGTGTGCAGAACCTTCTCAAGACCATCCGCGGGGAGGTGCCCTATGAGCGCATCAAAGGGATCGACCGCACGCTGATCGACAAGCCGAGCGAAACCGCTGCGACTGATCTGGCCGCTGACGTGGAGTTCCTCGTGGAAACCTACGAGCCCCGCGTGCAGCTCAGCGACTCCGACCTGAAGGCCCTGACCGCTCAGGCCGGCGACTTCGAGCTGCGGGCCAGCATCGACAACATCACATGAAGGAGGTGAACAGCGTGAGCGACGCGACAAACACCTACGGCGAGGACATCAAACTCACCACGACAGACGCGAGCACCCTATACAAGACCATCATCACCGAGCTCGAAAAGGGCGCCGGCGAGCCGCTCTACCCGGGCGACGAGCGCCGGATCTTCGGTGAGGCTCTCGTGCCCGTGTTCGTTGCCCTCTACAACAGCCTCAACGACGTCGGCCGGCAGACGCTCCTCCGCTATGCGAGGGGCGAGGTGCTGGACGCCATCGGCGAGCGGCAGGACGTGAGACGACTGGAAGGCACACCGGCCAAGACGACCATGCGCTTCTCCGTCTCCACGCCGCAGGAGAAAAACATCATCATTCCGAAATGGACGAAGGTGACGCCGGACAGCGAAAACTATTTTGCGACCGACGAGATCGCTGTGCTGCAAGCTGGCGCCTACTCTGTGGAGGTGCCGACCTCGGCCGTGAGCAACGGCACGAAGTTCAACGGCTACGCAGCCGGCACGATCACTACCCTCGTCGACCTGATCCCCTACATCGAGTCCGTCACCAACCTGACCGAAACGGCCGGAGGCGATGACGGCGAACCCTACACCACCGAAGGCGACAACCGCCTCCGCGAGCGGATCCGTCTGGCTCCTGCCAAAAGATCCACCGCGGGCCCCGAACAGGCTTACATCTACTGGGTAATGACGGCAGACAGCTCCATCGTGGACGCGAGGGCCGTCAGCGAGAAGGAAACCATCAGCGAGACCCTCACGGTCTACGACGGCAAAGCCTTCAAGGGCGGCGGCACGCTCCTGACCGACACCCTCGTCGTGAAAGCCCACGGGCAGAGCACGGCGGCGGTCAAGGACACGGACTACACCGTCGACTACACCGACGGCCTGCTGACCATCACGCTCAAGGGCAGCCTCGCGGCCGCCGAGAGCATCGACATCATCATCACCCGCACACTGGAGGGCTGCGTCAAGATCGTGCCCCTACTGGAAGGAGGCGGGATCCCTGACGCTGCCATGCTGGCGAAGGTGCTGGACGTGGTCAACGCCAAGGACATCCGGCCGCTCACTGACAAGGTGAGCGCCGTGCCCCCGGATGCCGAGACCTACGACATCGAGATCGTGTACTACACCACGCCGGAGAGCGAGGCCGAGGTGATCGCCAACGTCGAAGGCACCGGCGGCGCGATCGACCGCTACAACGAGTGGCAAGTCGCAGCTCTCGGCCGGGACATCAACCCCGACCAGCTCCGCAAGCGGATCCTCTCGCCTTCGTGGGGCGAGAACCTGACCGGCGCCTTCCGCGTGGACGTCGTCAAGCCGGCCTACAAGGCCCTCGACGACACGCAAGTCGCCAAGTTCAGCGGCCACCTGACCGTCAGCCACAAGGTCGAGAGCGAGGTGGTGTAAATGCGGCTCAATGAGACCGAGATGGTCAAGCTGCTGCCTGCGTGGATGCAGGAGGACGGCAGCGACAAGGGCCTCGCCACCGGCTGCGACATCATCAGCCGCGACGCCTATGCGCGCCTGAAGCTCCTGAGCAGGTGGGACAAGATCGACCAGCTCAGCGACGCAGAGCTCGACGAGATGGCGTGGGAGCTGAACATCCAGTGGTATGACAGCACCGCGCCCATCGCAGCCAAGCGAGCCGTCATCCGCAACAGCGACCGCGTCTACTCGAAACTCGGCACACCCTACGCCGTGGAGCAGATCGTGGCCGACTACTTCGGCACCGGCGAGGTCAGGGAGTGGTATCAGTACGGCGGGCAGCCGCATCACTTCAAGGTGCTGAGCGACAACCCGAGCCTCGTCAACAGCAACCTCGACCTGTTCCTGAAGCTGCTGCGGACGGTCAAGCGCCGCAGCTCGTGGCTCGACGCGATCCTGATCTGCCTGACCGGCGAAATGTTCCTTTATTCCGGCATGGCCGTCAGGGATCACACCCAAGAGGTGCACGTCATGGGCAGCGACGAGATCCACATCTACCACGCGGCCGTCGTCCACGACAACAACCGCGAGACCGTCAGCATCGGCACCGACGCGGCGGTCATCTCAGACTAAGGAAAGGAGATAGACATGGCTGCATTTATCAACAACGACATCACCACCGCCGGCCTGATCGTTCTGGCGAAGGGCGTGGCCGGCCAGAAGATCAACTACACCAAGATCGTCCTCGGCGATGGCTACCTCGAGGAGGGCCAGACGCCCCGCACCCTCACCGGCGTGGTCAGCCCGAAGGCGACCGTCGACATCACGAAGCTGAAGATCAACGGCGACGGCACCGTGGCTGTGGGCGGCATCTTCACCAACGGCGACGAGACCGAGGGCTTCTACTACCGCGAGCTCGGCCTTTATGCCGAGGATCCCGATCCCGAGGTCGGTGAGGTGCTGTACTGCTACGGCAACTGCGGCGATCTGGCCGAGTGGATCCCGCCCTCCGGCGGCGCCACCATCGTCGAGAAAACCATCGACATCGTCACCGCGATCGGCACAGCCACCAACGTGACCGCCTACATCCCCGCCGACGCCTATGCCACAAAAGAGGACTACGAAACCTACAAGGCCATCGCCCTCGGCGCGCAGGCTACGGCCGAGGAGGCTCTGGCAATCGCCCGGCAGGCCATCGCAATCGCGCAGGCCGCCGAGGCGTCGGTGAATGACCTGAGCAACGCGGTCGGCCAGAACACCAGCAAGATCGCAACGCTGTGGGACGCCGTTTTCAGTGAGATCACGACCAACCCCTTCCAGATCACGTTTGCAGACCTGACGGGCATCACCCTGACGGCCGGCATCTGGAACAGCGGACTCCAGCGCCTCGAGTGCTAAACTACCGGCCAAAGGCCAGAAAGGAGGCCGCCCATGTATAGAGGCACCACACCAACCATCACCATCAACTGTGACATCGACGTCAGCGAGTTCGTGACCATGTGGGTAACATTCCGCACGCAGCAGCTCGCCACCTATGCCCCGCCGAAGCAGGTGGAAGTCACCAAGCACCTCGGGGACGAGGGCGTCGACGCGACCGACAAGGTCGTCACTGTCAGCCTGACGCAAGCCGACACGCTGCTGCTCGGCTCTCTGTCTCCTGACGAGGATCAACAGGTGGAGGTGCAGATCCGCGGCAGGACGGAGGACGGGCGCGCGTTTGCGAGCAACATCATGACCGCCCCGCTCAGCCGGATCCTGAAGGACGGCGTCATCTAAGTGAGCGTCGACTTCAATGCCTCGTTCTCTGGCAGCGCGGAGACCTTCGGGGCAAGGATGACCGAGACGCCTGCCTCCATGACCGCCTCCATGAAGGAGACGGGCGGCGGCAGCGCCTCAAACTACGAAGCCCTGCGCAACAAGCCCAAGATCAACGGGCACGAGCTGATCGGCGACATGACGCCGGCGCAGCTCGGCATCACGGACGACAGGCACCACACCCACAAGCAGGCGCAGGCAGCGAAGGTGTGGACAATCGCCCACAACCTCGGAAAGCGGCCCGCCGTCACGGTCGTCGACAGTGCCGGCACTGTGGTCATTGGGGAGGTCGACTACCTCGACGACAACACCGTGCGCCTGACCTTCTGCGCGGCCTTTTCCGGGACTGCATACTTCAACTAAGGAGGTAAACTCGTGAAAATCCTGACAAATCTGGATCTCTCGCAGAATGAGATCCAAAACGCCATCATGCAGCCGCTCGCTGCACCTCCGGCCAACCCGAAGCTCGGCCAGATCTATTTCAGCAGCGTCGACCTGACGCTGTACCTGTGGACGGGCGAGAAATGGATCCCCGTGCCGACTAAGCTCTCGCAGCTCGAGAACGACAGCAAGTTCATCACGGCCAAGGACGTCCCCGAGGGCGCAACAGCATCCACGACCACGCCGAAGATGAACGGCACCGCCGCCGTCGGCTCCGAGACAGCGTTCGCACGCGGCGACCACGTCCACCCAAAGGACACCAGCAAGCTGAACACGGACGGCGACGGCTCCAACGTGACCGTCGCCTTCGAGGCAGCGACCAAGCGTGAGGCACCCACCTCCGGCGAGAAGCTGAGCGTCCTGCTCGGCAAGGTGCTGAAGTTCTTCAGCGACCTCAAGACCGTGGCCTTCTCTGGCAGCTATAAGGATCTGAGCGACAAGCCGACGATCCCGTCCGCTGCCGCCGACGTCGGCGCAATCCCTGCGACGGAAAAAGGCGCAGCCGGCGGCGTGGCCGAGCTGGACAGCGGCGGCAAGGTGCCGGCCAACCAGCTCCCGAGCTATGTGGACGACGTCGTCGACGCCTACATCCGCACCGGCGCCACGGCCCTCGGTGCCGACTGGCTGAGTAAAACCTCCGGCGGCGCGGCCCTGACGCCTGAGTCCGACAAGATCTACGTCATCCTGAGCGAAGGCGAGTACCAGAACAAGACGTACCGCTGGAGCGGGACGACCTACGCCGTCATCGGCAACGACCTCGCCCTCGGCGAGACTGTGAGCACCGCCTACCGCGGCGACCGCGGCAAGACGGCATACGACCACAGCCAGAGCGCCCCCGCTCCCGCCGACGCCGAGAAGAAC